TATCGTTATACAAACTCGCTATTTTAGTAGTCCCCTTGAGTCCGCCACCCAGGATCTTAATTTCCCAATCAAAAGAATCGTACCTATACAAATCGATGTCAAAAAACTCTTCGGTCTGTCCAGGTTGTACAATTTTTTCTACAAGTTTTGCATCAATTCTTTTTAAAACAATCATGTCTTTCTATCCACCTGTTTTATTTGAATTATCTAGCAATTTGTAATTCACCTACACGTTTATGTAAAAGCCTACATAAACTATCTTTACCTGTTAATTGTCTAGCTTCAGATAAAGAAAATTTTAATAATCCTAAATCATTAACTTTAGGTAATACTTCTCTGGCTTTTCTAACGGTAAGAGTAACTATGTCTTCTACCTGCATTTTCTTACCCACCATTGGTGTGGTATGAGAACTAGGCTCTTTTACCTGTTCTTTTACAGGTATATTTTTAGTAACATGTTCTTCTTTAAAATCATATACTATTTTCCAACGATCTGCATTTTTTAATTTTATAGTTTGCAGCCAATCTACAAATTTATCATCAGGCTCCATGTCATATTTTTTTCCATACTGTTCGAAAAGTTCTCCTAAAGGAATTTCTCCTCCAGGTCTTATTGAACGTTTCATAGCGTATGCCCATTCTGCAGAAATATTTTTTACGTAACCTTCCATTTTTATTCTCCTTTTCTAAGTTTTTACCTTGTCCTTTAATTAAAATAAACCTTACTATGTCTGTAGCTTATCCAACATAGAATGAACTAAATTAGATAACCTATGTATAACTATAATAACAACTAAGAAATCCATTACTTCGTTATTAATTATAAAAAGTACCAATACTGTTATTAAACTTGCCCATACAGAAAAACAATAACCACAATCAAATATTTTATGTATAAAATTTAATACACTATATTTACTTTCAAACAACAGCTTTCTAACTGGTTCGAAAAGTTCGGATTTTACTACTATTTCAGTAATAGCTTCCGTAGTTATTATTGCTGCAACAAATCTAATAATCAATTCTAACATCTTTGTCCTTTAGGTACAGTACATGTCAAACACGTCCTGCACCTTTATATTAAAACTGCAATTATATTATAAACTGCGATCAATAATACCCATACCAAGCATTCTACTGTCAAGACAAGCAAAACCAAGTTCTGCCCAACCAAAGAAACCTTGTTTCTGTACACGAAGTAGTGTTGGGTCATCATGAGCTTCATATTCTTTACGAATAGGCATAACGAGTGAGTCGTTTACACTTAGATCAAACCCCATAATCTGAGTCTCACCTAAAGTAGCAACTGTACCGTCTGCTGCTGTAATGTTAGCATTATCAATGGTATAACCATTATATTGTCCAGATACATCAGCACTAAATTTACCATATGAAGAGCCATAACCATTAATATTGTAAAGGCCTGTGGCACCTAGATGCTGAATTTCATGAAGAGATACATTCCAAATGGACCCCATTCCTGAAGCCTGAAAAATTTCTCTTCTTGTTACAGGGTCAATGTCTGTGTCAGTCCATTCTCTGATATCTGCCGCATCTTCTGGAGATACGTAAAGATCAGTTAAAGTTCTTCCAATTCTCTTAAAACCAACAATCATTTTATTGATAAGTTCTTTAGAGAGATAGCCAGCGCCCTGAGCACTTGGACTAATTTCATAAATTGGTGCAGGTCTGGAACCTAATAGTCCCTTACCAGAGAAAGCAGATGTAGCAGCAGGCATAATTACACGCCAACCACACTCTTCCTCGTAATTTGCTAGATCTTTTGCGGCACGATTAGCAGATCTTTGAGCTATATCGATACGTGAATCTCTTGCATAAGTAATTTTCCAGTCAGCTGATGCAGCAATTGAGAATGTTGGGATATAAACTTCTTCACCAATACCTTCAATAAAATTCTGTGCTACATAACCTAAACCAGGAAGTACCCAAACAGGGATTTCGAAGTCTTCTGCTACAGGATATACCGCCTGTGCGCCCGGACCTAGTCTTTCCACAGTAAAAAGTTGTCTCATAATTGAGTCCAACTCAAGTTTTTGTAGAATAGGAGTAGTTAAAGCAGCAGCAAATGCGCGATATGCTGCCATTCCTTCAGGAGTGTTAACTTCTGCAGTAGCTTTAAATAGTTCCATCATTTCCTTTCTTTCCATTATATATTTCCTCCTAATAATATTTGTATAATTTTGGATGTGTTAAAATACCACGTTAATCCAATAAATTTTATTAAACAAGCAACTTAACCCTAATTGGGTAAAGTGTTACATTGTCCATGCTAGCCTGACATTTAGCAAGGCTTGCACCTTTAACTACACGAGCAACAATAGTGTTAGATGATCTATCACCAGTTTGACCAGTAGCATCAGCTGCTGGAGTTGCGTTAGTAGAATTGGTTAATCTGCCTTGATAAGCAGCAGCATATAAAGAAGAGCCTGGTGCCATTTTAGCAGAAGCTGTTCCGGCTGTACTTTCACAAATATAGTGTACAGTATCAAAAATACCGAGATGGGCTACGCCAACTGGTACTGATTTATGTCCTACGATAGCTCCAGAAGAATCATATAGGGGTTGAGCGATTGCGTCGCTTGATCCTAAATCTCCTGGCATTACGTATCCAGTAGGATGAACAGAATGATATCCTACCTTTACTTTCTGCATACTAAACCCAAAAGGTGCTTCCGATGCTATCACACCGCTAAATGCTTTTACCATAGGTTCTTCATTGGCAGCCGCAGGGTCTAAATAAACTACAGAGCCAGCATAAGCTATAACTCCACCTACACCTGCTGACCCAAAAGAATTATCCTCTGAGTAACTGCAAAATTGATTTTCTACGACTGGATGTCTTGGAATAAACATACCTTATTTTCCTCCTTATATTTCTTTATTATCAGTTTTTGTGGTCATTAATGTTGCCATAGATTTACCTAAGTCAGCATATTTTTTAACCATGTCTTCTGATGGTTTGGATTCAAAATTCATAGCCGATGCCATTGCTTGGCCTGGGCTAACTTCAACAGGAGGAGTGATTTCTTCTTCATTATTATCTTCTTCAGAAGCGTTTTCTTCACCTTCCTGGCCTTCAGACGCAGCTGCCTCACTGTCAGCTTTAGCTTGTGCTTCAGCTGCAGCAGTAACGGCTGCTTCCTCTAGTTCTTTTTCTACAGCTGTACGAAGCGCTATTCTTTCTTCTTTATAAGAAGCGAACTCTTCTTCAGACATATCTCTAACTTTAGCTGTCTGAACTTCGAGATCGTTAGTCATAGCAACTTTACTTTCCTTGAGTTCGTCAATTCTAGCTTCTGCAAGCTGATCTTTTTTCATATTTTCTAAAGATTCTTTAGTAGAAACTAAGTCAGCTTCAACCTTTTCAACCTTACCTTGAGCCGCCTCTAGCTCTGTTGTAAGTTCGTCAATTTTAGAATCTTTTTCCTTACTTTCTTGACTAGCATTTTCTTGAGTAGTTTCAAGCTCTGCTTTTGTACTCTCTAAACTCTGAGTAAGATTATCAATAGTCTTAGCAGATTCGTTAAGAGCATCTTGAGTCTTACTAATCTGAGCAGCTTGTTCCTTTTCAGAGAAAATACTGTCGACAATTGTTTTGATGTCGTTTACTAATTTATTTTCGTCCATTTAAAGTAATAACCTCCTTTAAAATTAATTAATATTTTTTTTAAATAACCAACCTGAAATCTTTTTTTTAATGTTCCTGTACCTTTACCATTTAATTGTTTTGTTTAAGGATAACTTTGTGCAGGTGCACCAGTTCCTCTTGTACTTAATGTGCTAATATCAATTCCTGAGCCCAGAATAAACTGAACATTGAAAGTAACATCGGCAGGGACAGCTGAACCAACTACAATTTTAATTGTGTTGACGCCAGTGTCATATTCTACCCAATAAGCATCACTTGGATCAGAAGTTGCAGTAGCAGTGACGTTAGCATATGAAGCTAGTTCCATGTCATAGAACTTTACTCCACTAGCAACCGTTACTTCAGTAGCTGTCCCAGATACAACCGCTTGTGTTGACCAAATGAAAGGTACATAATGATTATTACCCATACATTTGAACATAGCTGCTGCTTTATCTGACGCTGTCATTTTAATCTGCTTTGGCGTACTTCTAAGTGATCCTGTTTGCGCTTGTCCTAAATCTGGCATAAAATATTCCTCCTTATAAAATTATTCGACAAGTTTTTTAGCTTTATCTAAAATACTCTGTAAACGTTTAAGTAGATCTGCCGTTTTTCCTACAGAACGTTTATCATTGAAAAGAGCTTCAATATATGAAGCGGTAGTCATTTTAATCTTATTCTTAAGACAATCTTGGTCTAAGACATCTCTAGAAAAAGAAGTACAGGTCTGTGAATATTCACTACACCAGTTCTCATTTATTATATTACCGTCCTTATCTTCAACTCTTCTTTTGAAGTTTAAACAAATCCCAATTCCATCGTTATACGTTAAATCGGAATTCTCCTCTTCTATATCTTTAGAGGTTACATTAATAACCTCCTTTTTATTATCAGAAATTTCTTTCTTTGAAGGATCTAAATTAATTATTAATACATCATTTTCAATCTCTTCAGCAGCAGTTTCTAAAATAACAGATGGTGGATTGGCTGGACTTTTAACAATACCACAACCCGAAAAACAAATGCCTCGTAACACTCTGGCTAAAGTTCCTGTAGCTATTTCTTTACCATCTTTAACTATAGATGCTTTCTTTCCATATAAAGCATCGTCAGATACTTCGATTCCAACTGCCTGTGCAGCAGCTTTAGGAAGAATTACGTTTCCAACTTTTACATCAAAATCGGTGTAATAACATTCCATTGACACTTTCCATTCATCCTCAGTAATCTCTTTAGCTATTTCAGGAAATCTGTTTTTATATACAATGGCTCCTATTTGTATATGCATATCTTTAGCATCTAAAGAAGCTGTCTCAGTAGAAGATAGTTCTATCAAATCTAACAACTCTCCTTTATCATCTGTAAAAGCACTTGAATAAAGATGACCTATTATCTCCTGCTCTTCATGCTCAATATCTAAAGCTTTACTTATAACTGTGTCAGATGCGGATACAAGCTCAGACCCTAAAAAATAAGCATGATTTAAATTCTCCCCAC